ATTGATGGTAAAACTGATAGTGGTTGGAAAGAAGTGATGTCTAAAGTTTCAGAAGCACATCCTAGTAGTCCACTTGCAGAACGATATGGTAAAAAAACAGTAAGACAAACACAAGTGCAAGCCGCAAGAAAGAAACGCATAAATCGTATCTTAAAAGGCGGTGGAAGATAAATATAACTGATACTATCGAGAAACTACAGCACGCCAGGCGATGGTCAAGAAGCTGAGTGGTCAATCCGATAATGTATCTAAGAGTGTGTAGCTACACCAACTAAAGGAAAAACATGGCAGACTTTGATTTTTTAGAAGGTTTTGATATGGATGGTGATTGGGGTTTTACCTCGGTCAAAGAAAAACCATCTGATGAACAATCTAAACAGACAGAAACAGTAGTAAAACAAACAGCAGAAGGAACTGCCAAGGCAGTCTCAAGCGATATTGTTAATAGATTAGAGAGTAAACTAGATAAAGTTTTATCAGCAATCAACTCTACTAAATCAGCAGTAAACGAAAAGAATCAAACCGAGTTAGATATTGCTAAAAAGCAAATGGACGATGAGTATGATTTAAGAAAAGACAATCTAGGCAAAGAACAAAAAGCAAAGTTTGCTCAATTAGAAAAACTTATTATACCATTGTTGATTAAATTAGCAAAATCACCAGAAGCATACATACACTGGCCTAACAGAGCTCAAGTTATTGAAGCTCAAGTAAAGAAAATTATAGCAATCACAAGGGGAAAATAATGAAAGACAATCTACAAATCAGTTTAACAACAATACTACATCATGAAGGTGGTTATGTAAATCACCCTAAAGATCCTGGTGGCGAAACAAATCTTGGTGTAACAAAAAGAGTATATGAAGAATACGGTGGCACTAAAGATATGAAAGATTTATTAGTCGCTGATGTTGCACCTATTTACATAGATAGATATTGGGGTAAAATGAAATGTGATGATCTACCTGGTGGATTAGACCTGTGTGTTTTTGACTTCGGTGTAAATGCAGGACCAGGCAGAGCAGCAAAATTCTTACAAAGAATGATCGGCACCACGATTGATGGTGGTATCGGACCTATGACTTTAGCAAAAGTAAACGAGTATGTAAAAGAAAATACTATTGAAGAAACAATAGAAAAATACCAAACAATGAGACAAGAATATTATGAGGGTTTATCTACATTTGATACTTTTGGTAAAGGTTGGACTAGACGAGTTGAAGAAACTACCAAACTAGCGCTTGACTTAATCAAGTAAATCTGTTATAATTATATTATGAATCAAATGAATACTTTTTTAAAAGATAGGTACGACATGAAAACATTTAATCATGTTGACTTATCATCCTTCGACAAAGACTTTAGTTTACCAGAAGTAACCACTCAAACGATCAAAGGTAAGAGATTTTATATCACACCTGAAGGTAATAAGTATCCTTCGATTACCACAGTTTTATCTGATAGAAACAAAGACGGCATAGTTAAATGGCGTCAGTCAGTTGGTAATGATGTCGCTAATCAAATTATGCGATCAGCCGCAAGTAGAGGCACAGCACTTCATACTCTAGTCGAAAACTATCTAAACAATGAAGAACTATCTAAACAAGATGTGCTACCTGTCGCACTATTTGCCATACTAAAACCTGAACTAGACAAGATAAATAATATTGTATTACAAGAAGGCGGCCTTTACAGCGACAAATGGGGAGTTGCAGGTCGTGTGGATTGTATAGCAGAATATGAAGGTAAACTTTCTGTTATAGATTTTAAAACCTCTTCAAAAGAAAAGAAAGAGGAGTGGGTAGAAAACTATTTTATTCAAGGTGCAGCTTATTGTGAGATGTACGAAGAAAGATTCAAAGGAAAAATAGATCAAGTTGTAATTCTCATAGTCACCGAAGATGGCGCTACTCAAACTTTTATAAAAGATAAAAAAGATTATTTGCCTTTATTAGAACCTGCAATAAAGGAGTTCAATGAAAAATTTAAGACTGATTAATTTTATGAAACTTGCTTTCATAGTTATTCTTTTCATGATTATTACTAAAGAGGTAAGATCAATACCTAATTCAGGACCTGAACTACCACCCGAAGCACCTGAACCTAATTATCAATATGAGGGTTTACTAGAGCAAAGTATTCCTGTTTTTTGTGGTGTAACAGAATTTGTGTTAGACGCCTCGTCTAAAATGATGGGAGAATCACAAATTGCAATAGGACAGATTAGAAAAAATGGGCAACCATTTGGTGAACTTTTAGGTATATTATCTTTTGGACACAATGCTGAAAGAAATAGTGGTAGTTTTATAATGACAATGCCTGGCTTAGGACCTGATGGTTCAAACGTAAGTTGCATATTAGGCTATGGATTAGACTGGCAATTTTTTAATCATGATGGTAGTAGAATACCACTAGAAGATTCTCTGTGAAGATAATGAAAGTAAACAATAGGGACTAGGGGGCAGTACCCTACGCCTCCACCAAAAAATTATGGGGGCGAAATAGGATCGACCGTTGACTAGAAATCGTATTGGAGAGGATAGTCGGAAGACTTAAAATTTATATAAACGCAAACTATAATAACTTTGCATTAGCGGCCTAGGTCGTTAGGGGTTAGCCAGTGCCTTGCAACAGAAACTGGCACCATATACAAGGAGATTATTATGTACGAAATACTTACCGTTCTTTTACCAGTAGCAGTTTTAGTCGCTTGTGCTTACGGCATAGGTTTCATGTCAGGTTGTGAGCAAACAAAAGAGATTTATGATCCAACAATTCGTAGATCAGACCTTGACAAAACTAAAAAAATATAGTATAATATTATCATATGATAGTTACACCAAATAAATTTGCTTTACTAATAGAAGATATAGTAAAGACAAAAAGAATTAGTTATATAGACGCTGTAGTTTTATATTGTGAAAAAAATAATATAGATCCATCTACAACTAAATCTATGATAAATAAAAACTTAAAAGAAAAGATAGCATATGAGGCACAAGGTCTGAATATGTTAAAAGAAAAAACAGCAAAATTACCAATATAAGGAGATATATTATGACAGGTGCAGAAATAGGTATTGCGATTATGGCAGCATTATGGATTGTAGGAGTATTGTCAGGATAAAGTGAATGGTTTTGAAGTATATAAAATCTATCTGGCAATCAAACTCCACTTCACAAGTAAAAACCAATCTTACGACTTTCATAAACACAACGGTAGAACAACTGCAAGACTGGAAACTTTTACTAAAAGAAGGGATAGGTATTACTTTCATAGGCTTAGTAAATCTTACGACAATAAGTCTATTGTTAATTACTTCCTTAGCAATTTTGTTTCTAATACTAATCTATGGGTTGGTGACATCATCGGTAAAGCTGGCGATGAACATTATAAACAATGGTCTAAAAAAATAGAATCATTACATTATTATTATGAACAAGATATTGATTATATTATAGATAGAATGACAACAAAAGATATAAAATTTAATGACCTATTCTTATCAGTAGATGGTCAGCATCCACATATTGTTAAAATGTTTCTAGCAAAAAAGATAAACTTTGAAACTCTAATAATTTTAGATGATATACTAAAGTTTACAAAAAAATTAAATAAGAATATTACAGAAAAGGTATTATGGCCTAAGTTATTCGATAGAATGAAAAGATACAAACCATTTTTGTCATATAATATTACAAAGTATAAAATCTCATTGAGAGATAAAATGAAGGAGATATAATGAGTGAAGAAGGTAAACAGGTAAAGACACAAGTATTTACGTTAGGTGAGATAATTCTTAAATTAGAAATGCCAGAACATTTTATTGAAGCTGTAAATAAGGCGATTGATGAAAGAGGCGATAGTATGCCTGACTGGAATCCTCAACTTGCAGGTAAAATTAAAAAAGAAAAACTACTGAATCCTATTTTAAATGATGATATAAAAGGCACCTTTATGATGTGTTTTCAAGAGTATATGAAAAGATCAGGCTCAGTATTAGTGAATACTCATCAGTTATCTTTAGACAATGTTTGGGTAAATGATATGTATGCAGGCGAATATAATCCTGCTCACTTTCATTCT